ATGAGAGGTTTAAGTAATCTTGTATCAGCAATAGGAAATACACTTTCTACTATTGGTACATCAATTATCGAAGCTAGACAAGAAAAGGCATATTACGAAATCGCGGTAATGTTACATTCTACAGAATATCGTAATGAATCTTTTTACTGGGTACATAAATGTGTTAGAGAAGGTAAAGTTAATGAAATTAATCGCGGTGGCATCCGATGATTGGTCGCATTCTTACATTTTTTTCTACAATGATGCCTAAGACCGAACTACAATTAAGAGACGAATACCTCTCTGAATCAAAAGATCGGGTTGATCTAGAATATAGAATGAAACGCTGGGAACAACGAAACCTTACCGGTGGCTTTAATAGTAATCGGAGTGTATATTAATAAAGATGGGGGCAGAAATGCCCCTATCACACACAACACAGTTTATGGAGAATATGATGAGAGAATATATTAACGACACCTGGAACAGTGTAATGGATGCAAACGTCAATCCGTTAAAGAATATACCAAATTTACAAGTTAGACATTTAATCATGCAAATTCTTGCATGGATGTGGGTATCTGTATGCTCTATGTATGTTGGTAGCATTGCCTTCTGGGGAATTAATGCAATAGCTCACACACTTCTATTAGCAGCTATTGTAATCACCGTGGGCACTTTTGAAACTGCAAAGCGCAAGCATACAGTTTTCGATAGAATTGACGGATACAACGGACGCCAGAAAAATGGCGAACATAATTAAAGGAATCACACACAATGACACATAAAAATCCCTTCGAAATTCGTGCCGAAATGTTAGCAATGGCAAAAGACTATATGGATCAGCAATGGTCGATGAATATTCAACTCGCAAATGACATGCACGAACAAGGTAAAAAATCGATGGAAGAGGTTAAAGAAGCATACAAAATTTATTCGACAGAAGAATTGATGGAAAAAGCCAAAGAAATGTATGCATTTGTCTCAAAAAAAGACTAGACAATATCTATCGCCTATGCTATAATATATAGAATGATTTATGGAGAATGATACTTGGCAGCTTTTTATACAAATGTAGCGCGATACGGCAACTCACTCTTATACCGTGGTTATAACGACCACGGTGTAAGAATCGAAAAGCGTGTCAAATTTAAACCCACGTTGTTTGTGCGTAGTAAAACACAGACAGATTGGAAATCACTTGACGGCGTTTCTCTACAACCAGTAGATTTTGAATCTATGCGTGATGCTAAAGAATGGCTAGAAACGTATAAAGATATGGATAATGTCAAAATTTACGGTAACACAAATTACATTCAACAATTTATTGTATCTGAATTTCCTAAAGATATTCAATTCAATCGTAAACATGTGAATGTGGCAAATCTAGATATTGAAGTTGCGTCAGACGATGGTTTTCCAGAACCAGAAACTGCTAATTATCCTGTAATTTCGATCTGTCTGAAAAGTTCCACAAGCGAAATATATCACGTTTGGGGTCTTGGTGACTTTGATGCTGATAAGCGCGAAAATCAAGACATAATGGTTCAATATCGAAAATGTAGCAGTGAGACTGAATTACTCGCAAAATTTATGACATATTGGACAAAGAATACACCAGACGTTATTACCGGCTGGTACATCAAAAACTTTGATATGCCGTACTTGATTAATCGTGTTGCTAAGTTAGCTGGTACAGAAGTCTCTAACAAATTCTCACCTTGGGGTCTTGTTAGCGAAAGAAATGTTACTGTCCAAGGTCGCGTTATGAAAAGCTACGAAATTACTGGCATATCACAACTTGATTATATTGAATTGTTTAAAAAGTTTGGTTATTCTTACGGCAATCAAGCCTCATACAAGTTAGATCATATTGCTAATGTTGTTCTTGGCGAAAAGAAATTGTCATATGAAGAACACGGCAATCTGCACACTCTTTATAAAAACGACCATCAACTATTCATTGATTATAACATTAAAGACGTTTGGCTAGTTGGTAAAATTGACGAAAAAATGGATTTGATTACTCTTGCGTTGACCATGGCGTACCGCGGTGGCGTGAATTATGATACGACTATGGGTACGACTGCCATATGGGACTCTATTATCCATCGTGATTTGAATAAGAAAAATATCATTATCTCGCCTAAAGATGATAAGCACAAAACTCCTTATCCTGGCGGCTATGTAAAAGATCCACACGTTGGTGCCCATGAGTGGGTTGTTTCTTTTGATTTGAACTCACTATATCCAAATCTAATTGTGCAATACAATATGTCACCTGAAACGCTAGTTGTTGATCCTGATGAGCGTCACCAATCTGGCGTCGAACACTATATGCACAATGCACCTACAGTTAACAAAGATTTATCCATAGCAGCCAACGGCGTTACGTTTAGTAAAGAAAAACAAGGTATTCTGCCTAAGATTATTTCTGATTATATGTTAGAGCGAAAAACAACTAAAAAAGCTATGTTGGCAGCAATGCAGAAACATGCAGACAATCCATCAGATGCACTTTCAAGAGAAATCAATCAACTTGAAAATCGACAGATGGCAATTAAAATTCTACTCAATTCATTATATGGTGCTATCGGCAATCAACATTTTCGTTACTTCGACCAGCGGATTGCTGAAGGCATTACACTCTCAGGTCAGTTATCCATTCAATGGGCTGAACGCTGCATCAATGATGAAATGAATAAGATTTTAAAAACAGATAACACAGATTATGTTATTGCGATGGATACAGACTCACTCTATATTAACTTTGGTCCATTCATCAAAAAATTAGCACCTAAAGATCCAGTAAAAGCACTTGATAAGATTTGTGCAGAGCATTTTGAAGCTGTTCTTCAGAAAGGCTATGATGATCTTTTTCGACAGATGAACGCATATACAAATCGTATGATTATGGAACGCGAAGCTATTGCAGATCGTGGTTTATGGATGGCAAAAAAGCGTTATATCTTGAATGTGCATAATAATGAAGGTGTTCAATATAAAGAACCGAAACTAAAAATCATGGGTATTGAAGCTGTAAAATCGTCAACTCCTCAAGTTGTCCGTGATAAATTTCTGCAAGTTTTTAAGATTATCATATCTGGCTCAGAAATGGATACGCGAAAATTTATCAACGATTTTAAGACAGAGTTTAAATCTCTGCCGCCCGAAGCAGTATCTTTTCCTCGTGGTTGTAGTGAAGTGAAAAAATATGCAGATCGTAAAACGATCTTTAAGAAAGGTACACCAATTCACGTTCGTGGCGCACTATTGTATAACAATCAAATAAAAGACAAAGCGTTAGATAAGAAATACTCTCCTATTCAAAATGGCGAAAAAGTTTTATTCAGCTATTTAAAAATGCCTAATCCAATTCGACAGAATGTTATATCTTTTCCTGATTACATTCCACCGGAAATGAATTTAGCTAGATACGTTGATTATGAAACACAATTTTCTAAAACCTTTCTTGATCCTATCACGCCAATTCTAGATGCTGTTGGTTGGTCTGTCGAAGAAAAAGCTACATTAGAAGATTTTTTTGGTTGACAAGTAGGCTTGTTTATGCTATATTATAGTAGTAAAGAGAATCACACACACACTGAAAAGGTTTATATAATGGCGTTCCCGTTCGAAAATAAAGATCCCGTTTACGAAACTATGGCGCTCTTGCGCGATTATCAGAAAGAGTTTATTTCTGATCCCATCTTAAATGAGATTCGTAAACCATCATCAGATATGATGAATGTGGTTTCTGCAGGCACAGGATCTGGAAAAACTCACACTATAGTACATAACATAATTCCTACAATATTCAAAGAAGATTTAGCAGACATTGTAATTTTTACTTGTCCTAACGATGCATCTTTAGAAGATATAGAATCGCTAGTTAGTGCGTGGCTACCTGAAAGTGGAAATCCAGATGATTTGGCATTAGTTTATATGAAAGACGCCTTTGGCAATTCATCTGTTAATATGCGAACTTTTAGTGGACCAACTATCGTAGTCGCACATCCTACAGCGATATCACAAAATGCTGCACTTTTTAAAAGATTAGGCAAAAAATATCGTATTGTTGGAATTAGCGATGAAGCTCATATCGGTTTACAATCGCGCGGCGCTGAAGAATATATGATTGCTTATGGTTATCCTTCTTATGTTACATCTGAAGATGATGGTGCCTGGCTTAACACAATTTTAAAAATGGGTGCTAACACTTGGTTTTTAATAACAGCCACTCCTAGAAATACTGTAAAAAATTCTTCTTGGATGAAACTGTTGTCTGTATGCCCTAAAGAAAAAACTTTAGAGTTTCATAGCTGCAATCGCGGCATTAACTTTTACCCTGTTGCAGAATATAGTGAGCTTATAGAAGAATTGGTAGCAGAGCAGGAAGCAGAATATCGAGAAATGAAAGATATTCATGCAAAATATGGATTGGAAATTGCAAAAGCAATTATTGGAATTCAAGGCATGGCAAAAGGTAGTTTTGCATCATCCCATGAAATTTACGATAGTTTCCCTGCTCGGGATTATCACGGCAAAGTTGCAATTGTAGTTTCAAAAAGGAAAGAAATAAAGGGACTTTCTAGAAACAATACCAACCAGCAATACGGATCCGGCGGTAGTCAACCGAAAGCGGCAGAACTTTTTGATGGATTATCAGATAAAACAAAAGATGTTTATATCGTTATTGCTACTAAACATCTGGATAATGCAGTAAATATTCCTAGCATGAATCTTCTTATATCTACAAATATTAGGGCAGCTAGTAATGATTTATCTGTAACAGCTAGTGTCGAGCAATTCATGGGTCGTGCAAATAGATTTCCTAAGGTAAAAGGTATTTCTAATATGCGTGAAGCTGTTGCTGCTAAGTTGAAAGCTATTAAAGATGGAGTTCCCAAAGAAATTGCAGAACGCTGGTTTGAAGTTACTTTTGGTTACACAATCTTTTTGCCTGATACACCGCAAAATCGCGCAGGTGCAGACGCATTTTGTAAAAACCAGACATTAAGTGTAGATGATTGGAAAGACTATCTGAATGCATTAGAAAGCGATATTCTAATCAATGATTCTTTCGAAAATGAAAAGAGTACTATCTGGACAAGAATCTGGGGTGGAATTAAATCACCTTGGGCACAACCGGGCGATCTGAGTTACAAGAATGAAAAAGGCTGCTTATGCGAAAGATGTCCAAGAGACGAAAATGGCGTGCCTCAATGCGCTGCAACATTTCATGCTCTTGGTTACACAGAGGAAGAATATTTTGAATCTTTAGATGTAAATCACAAAAATGGAGATCACACTGATAACCGTCCTGAAAATCTTGAAACTTTATGTGCTAACATGCACCGAGCAATAACTAAGCGAGAAAAGCACGCCACAAATCTTCAGTATCGAAACAACATTGTCAATATCTCTTGACAAGGCAGATTAAATGTGATAAAATAACTATTATCGATTAAATATTAAGGATACATTATGGAAACTACACAAAAACTGCATGTTGCTGCATTGGTAAATAAAATTGGCGATTGGCACGAAGAACGCAATTTAATTGAAGGTTCTACTGACAAAGATCAGGTATTAAAGCTAATGCAAGAGTTGGGAGAGTTGTCTGACAGTGTATGTAAGGGCAATGATATTCGGGATGATCTAGGCGATATGATGGTTGTAATGATCAATATTATGAAGCGTAATAATATTACCATGAATAACTGTTTGACCGTTGCTTATAATGATATTAAAGATCGTAAAGGTCGAATGATTGATGGCATCTTTGTAAAGGAAGCGGATTTATAAGTGTATAGTCTCACTATATTTAAAAATCTGTATGACAACAAAACCCATCGTAAGATGAATTTCTTGCGGTGGGAGGACTACACTAAATTTCTATATGATTTATCTAAAATTCCAAGAAAAGGAAAGCATGATGCACAACTTATATCTCCGGCTAGTTACGTTTCTGACACAACTAGGGCAAACGCGAATGTTTTGGATTGGTCAAGTTGGGCTGCTGTTGATGTTGATGATCATGTCTTTAAAGGAAAATTAGAAAGTGAACTTTTTGACCGTTTTGGCGAGTTTAATTATATTTGCTATTCTACGGCAAGTAGTTCACTTGAACACCCAAAGTTCAGACTTGTGTTCCCACTTACGGCATCGATTGATGCACCTAAAATCAAACACTTCTGGTTCGCACTCAATAAAGAACTCGGAGAAATCGGAGATGGGCAGACTAAAGACTTATCTAGAATGTATTACATCCCTGCGAATTATGATAATTCTAATAACTTTATATTCAGCAATACTTCTGGCTCTGATATGGATGCAAATCGTATAATATCAAAATATCCCTATAAAGAAAAAACTGGTTCTTCTTTCATAGACAGACTACCTAAAGATACTATAGATAAAGTAGTACAATATAGAAAAGATCAGCAGAAAAATACTGATATACGTTGGACTGGCTATAGAGATTGTCCGTTCGTTAATAAAAATCACATTAAAGAATGGTTTGCTATATCTGGTACTGACAACTCAGGTCGTTATGCTATGATATATAAGATTATGGTATCTACTGCAATGAACGCAATTAAGCGAGAATATCCTATAAGTGCATATGAGGTAGAGCAACTAGTCAGAGAATTGGACGATGAGACTTCACAGAAATATGAAAAAAGACCTCTTGGAGTTGAAGCTGATAGAGCAATAGAGTATGCTTATAGAAATATATAACGGGGATAGTGAATGAGTAAAATTATAATGTACTGGTCTAATATACCAGAAAGATGCGGATACAATACTGTTGATGAATGGACAAATAGCGAACTAAAGTTTTCATTATTACACGATTTAGTATTCAAATCACATGAAAGATTAAACAACGATGTAGAAATATGGACTCACCAAAAAGTCACGGAGTTTTCATATGACATTAAAATTAAAAACGCCGAAGAAGTTATCTCAGCTAAAGATGCCTTCAATGCATTATCGTTTGGTCATTCAATCGCTTTTGTGTCTGACGCAGTTCGTCTTAAAAGAGCAAGTGAGACTTTAGGTATTGTACTTGATATGGATAGTGTTATGCTTAAATCGTT